CCTGAACTTCGTATGAATCACCGGAAGGCTTGAGAGAACCCATGCCTCTGGTCGAAACGCCAAGTTTAACTCCTTCGTCGATGAAGTTTTTTACAATCTTACCATATGGAGTATCAATTATCTTGGCCTTTCCCCATACGTCATGTCCATCCAATCTAAGATCTGTTATGATGTGAGATACGCGCTCGAGATTTATGCTGGGTGAATCTGGATGTCCTAGTTCTCCCAGTGCTCTGTTCTCGGCTATATATTCTTTCTTATATCTAGCAACCTCGCGCTCGAGGATCTCGGCCGGATATACCCTGCCATTTCTGTTCTTCTTTTCCATTTGCATGAAAATGCCAGAAATGTAGTAGTCTCCGTTTTTGGATTCCTTAAGGTTTTTGCCACACTTGATGCTGTGGCTTGTTTCTGTAATTAGTTTTGCCATCTTAATGACCTAATGCTAATCTAAATGACCAGTCGACCATATTGAAATAACTTCTTGTGCTGGCGAACAAAAGATCTTCGAATCTTTGCTTGTTGGCATCGGCATCGTAAGCTTTTCTGATGAGTTCAGCAGACTTCCAGTCGACCAATACGCTTGATCCGTCGCCAAGCCTAAGTTGCTTCTTTTGTCCCTGGCTCATATCAAACTCACCCATGCGAGATTCTGTCATTGTGGATACATATGATTCTAATATGGTATCTTTCGGCATTGTTATCTCTTTCTGAAAACAGACTTGTATACTTCCTTTCTCTTTTCATCCAGTGTTACAGCCAACTTTTTCTTCAGCTGTTCTTTTACCAGAGACTTAGCTTTGGAAAGGTCACCTTTTGCTATGTTTTTTACAATACTATCCATTTTTTCTTTTCCTTTTTCTAAATCCAGTTTCGCGTTCGGTAATATTCTCTATCTTATCAATATTTATATTTTCATTTGGTTTAACAGTTGGATCTTCTTTCCTTTCTTGCAACTCGGATTCACCCTGTTTTAGAGAATATTCTATACCAGCATGTGCGCCGTATCTAACATTACTCATCTGTAGTTTCCTTATCATCTTTTGGTGTCTGATCTGACTCTGTATTATCGTCTAGAAAAGCTCCCCTTTCAATGGACACACTATCTTGCTTTTCCTTGGTGATCATATCCCTTTCTTCGTCCATTTCTTTATTCATCTGTTCTATTTCTTCTTCTGTCATCTTCAATACATTTCTCTGTATGAATTGTCTGGAATAGAACTTTCCTTCGTACAATACAATCTTTGCCAGCTGATCCAGTCTTCCATTCAGTATCTCAGCTTCTTTAAGCTCGGCAAAGTGGTTGTCTGTTACATAGTTGAACTTTATTTTCTTTTGGTATTCGTCCCAGTCTTCCGGGCCGACTATTTTTTTGAGTATCAGTTGCTTTCCGATTATACCATAGAACAGCGCACTGAACTTTCTTCTCAGTCTGTTGATGAACCTTGAAAATTTCAGTTCATCTCTCGTTATCTCTGCACTTTTTCCGATGTTGAATCCGGTAGTTGTTTGCATCCTGGATATAGGAACGTTCAGAGACTCATACACCTTTCTCTGGAAATATTCTACATCTTGAAGCTCGCCAAGATTTTTACCGCCGGGTAGTGTGGTTATTTCAGTCTTGTTGGTACCTTCACGTCTTGGGAGCCAGAAGTCTTCCAGCATCGACATGTGACGTTTTCCGTCCTTTATTTCTCCAGTGCTGGCATCGTATATTAGTTTATTTTTGAACCTGCTCTGTATATTTTGCATATACTGTTCGGCTCTCGATTTCGGCATATTGCCGACGTCTATGTAAAATATTCTTCTTTCTGGTGCTCTGGAAATTCTGTATATGATTACAGCATCTTCAGAAAGACGCAGTTGGTTAACTGCTCGTATAGCCTTGTGCATGTGACCGACAATCATTTTTGATGACTTGTCTGTAATACCAGAATGCACATACATTATAGAATCTGTAGTTATTTTTTGGCCAACATATTCACTGACTCTATTGGCATTTGCTTCCACAGAATCACCGGGAAGACCCAATTTGTTGTATACGAAATATTCATCCGTCACCACGAAAAGATCTGCACCAGACTCTGGATC